CTACCATGCCAGGCATATTGCCAGTAGAATCAAGAAGCGCAGCACCAGGAGCAAGGTTCGATAAAAAATTAGCCACTTGAGGGCCAGTAGGAAGAGTAATTGGATCACGCTCCAACTTAGGATTACGCATCATTTCGCTGACGCTGCCACCCAGGTTGTAGCCAAATATGTCAATATCATCCCTATTCACGAGAGCCTTTCTCCAGAAAATACTGCCCACAGGACAATGACAAAGGCAACTAGCGCAAGCGCCAGACCTTTCCAGGTATCAGGATCTTTCCAATCGTCCATAGCATCAACCAAGTAATTCGTCTAGTTCATCCAGGTCTGTCATAGGCTGCATGAATATCGGCGTGCCTGGTCCAACATAAGCACAAGCCACGTTAAAATCAAAGAATTCTAAGGCTTCATCATAAGACATGTCGTCTCTTTCAACAAGTATTGCAATACAACGCTCACGATCATAAATCACACTGTTAAAAGATCCCCACTGGCCACCGAAGCCAATAATCGCATCATCAAAGCCATCGGCCTTCAGGGCTACAGGTTCTTCATCATTCCGAAAGTCAGTCATTATTTCTTCTTCCGAGAGATCCTGGCAGCGGCCTTGGACTTATCCGTCAACTCACCAAAGTGAAACAGCTTCACGCTGGTCTTGCCATGGGTCTTACCAGAATGCAACGAGCCATCAGGCATCTTGTGAGTGCCACCCTTGTGAACACTTCCATTCTTCTTGTAATGATTTACACCTTTCACGATAACCTCCGTCAAATTATGAATTATTTCTTTCGATACGCCCTAGTCTTAGCTGCAACCTTCTTAGGCTGAGCACTATGCTGCTTACCCTTGGCAGTATCAGCACGCTTCTTCTTGGTGGTTGCGGCATATTGCTTGGCAGATAACGCCTTAATAGCCTTTTTGGGTAAATAACGCTCACCGGTTTCAGCGCTAGGCTTACCGGATTTTGTGGTCCATTCCTGCTTAGTCCACTTCTTTAGGGACTTTTGGGGTTTTTTAAGTGCCATTATTTTTTATAGCCTCCACCCGCGTCCTTATACTGCTTAGCCAACATCTGAGCCTTGCGCCCAGACCACTGACCCGCATTACCACCCTTGGTTCCAGCTTTAATCTTATTGAACAGGTTCTTACGCATAGCAGGCTTAGTATAGTTGCCCGCAGCGTTCACCGTCGATTTTTTTTTGACCGCCATAACTACCCTCCTTAAAGTATTTAGCTAATAGTATAAACCATTGGTCCAATGTCATTACCACAGTCTGAGCATTGTCGCGCTCATAACCAGGACTAATCGCGTAGATCGGCACGCAAACCCTTATGGCTTTGTTGTTAAACTTGTAAATCAGCACCGGAACCCGATCACCGCACGCTTCACACACCTGGGCCCACCAGGCGGGCGAATACCACCAGCCGCTCTTGTACGCTTTGGCCTCGATAGCATGGCCAGGTATCTCAATATCGCACATGCCTGCAGTCTGATACTGGTCCAGGTTGCGCTTACAGCTCAGGTCCAGGTCATTATCTGCAAAAAAAGTATTTAGGCGCTTGACCAAATCACGCTCGAAGGCAGCTCCTTTATTGCGTGAATCAGCCATGTCATTTCCTTTTATTTAAAAAATTGAAAAAAATTTTCACCCCCAGGCAGTCCAAACGTACCTGGCGTTTACCCCCCTGGATCATATTGTGTGCAAACTTTTGCACATGAAACCTGGGATGGGAAAGAGTTTATCCCTTGCAGAATTTTAGTTACTCAATGTGTAAAACTCAAGTAAACCTATCCCGCTGGCCGCCGCCGCATTTAGGGGGGTGCCCCCCAAAAAAATCAAGCAATGTTCGATTCTAATTCCCAGGTCCATAGGGGTCCAATAAAATGCTGCCCTGGTAGCCCATATCCCAGCAAATCAGGCCCAATCTGCCCCGTTTGTGACCCCCGTGCTCACAGGGGACGCATACCAGGGTGTTCAATCCCCAGGGAAACCAGCCCTACATCACTGATAGTTATGGGAATTCCCTTTTTTATGCCTTTTTTTTATAATCCTGGGCTCTGGGCGGGCGCCGCCCCTTTCTTGGTTATATACAACCATCCTACGCCCACCGTTTGCTTTGCGCTACGCGCTATAAATCTTTGTCATCGAAGGTACTTTTGATACCTAATAAGTCGTTCAAGCGCTCCTTGATATCCTCCTTGGTCATCTTGTCCAGGTTGGCATTGATGTTAAGGTTCTGGCTGCGTTGTATTGACAGTCCAGCTAGGCTGTTGAGCTCCTTCACTGCACTCACTGCAGCATTGTATGCACCCTGCTCGAATGAAGTCTCGGCTATGTTCCATAGCATTGCACCGGTCTTCTCTGGCGTGATTGCATACTTCTCTCGCAGCTCTTCCTGGGCAATCCGTATTGCCTTTGTCACCTTCGGATGATCCCTACCGTTCAACATCTTCGATGCAGCATTGGATGGGAAGCTGAAGCCTGCTCTTCGAGCTGCCTCAGTCTGTCCGCATGCGCCTTCGGTGTAGTGCCAGACGAACCCTGCTTGCATATCTGTTATGCCCAGCTCCTCGTCTGCGACGAATTGAATGGGCGCATTGGTGAGCTTGGGCTTTTCTTTCCTAGGTCTGCCTACTTTCTTTTCTTCTTCAGCCATAGATCCCCCACCATTTTTGCGAACATCCGTTCGGCCTCACCCTCGCCCATCGGCCTCTCACCAAACGCATTTCTTTCTGCGTTGTTCATCTCCCGCCACCGCCTGTAATTATCCAGGTAGTCCTGTTCTTCTTCATAAATAAACTCTTCCATATCATTCTCCAGTGTACAGTGTAGGGTATAGTAGGTGTCTCACAGTAAGGCTATATAACACTATATAAACTATAAATAACTCTACTTTATACTTATATAAAACTACCTTACCTAAAAGACTATACCCTACCCTACCTATATAAAAAGACCCCACATATCAATGACTTAGCTCATGCCTTAACAGTGTACAGTGTATAGCTACCTTCAATGTGCAAACTTCTATACATTATCGTGTCCACTTATACCAACTTTATACATCGACATGATATCAATCAAATGCCTACCTTCCTACCCTACCCCTACCTGTCAGTTATCCCACTTTGGGGCCGGCGGGAAGGAGTCATCTGCGGTGATTACCGCGTCATAATCCAGGTCATATATCTTCTTACCATTGCTATATCTTGGTTCAACACCGCGATCAGCGAGCACCCGTGCTGCATCCTTGAAGTCCGCCATCCTGGGGTTGTTGATCCCCATGTCTCTGAGTAGGTGCGTCATCTGGACCGGCTTCTTGTCTGCGCTATCAAACTTAATGTATTGTAACAGCAGGTCCTCAACCGCGCTCTGGGTTCTAAAGAACTCATTGCTATCCTGCAGCATCACCCGCTCTTCACTGGTAAGGAACCAGTTACGATCTCCCTTGGCATACATCGTCTCCTTGATCTCAGCCCACACTTGCTGCATGTTCAGACCATGGCGCCAGTCTATGGCCGTCACCGGTACAACCCAGAACCGTCTGTTGCCGCTGGTATCAATAAGGAATTCCTTCTCATTCACACTGGCATAGAATGCAGTACGCCGCTGATAGTTGCTAAACGCTCGGTCATACGGTAGCCGCAGCTCATCACTGCGCTTGGTTAGGAACGCCTTGAGCTGGTCAATATCTGCACGCTTAAAGGTGGATCCCAGCTCTCCGAGCTCACAGATCCAATGGCTAACACACTGCTTCACACTGTCTTTGTCCTGGGGATTGAGGGTAGCGCCTTCCAGCAGCCACTCTTTGTTCGGTGCCAGGCTACCAAACCACTGCGTCTTTCCGACTGCCTGGGCTCCCTGGAATACCAAAATACCTTCCAAATTAGCTCCGCCCTCCTCGCATGCTGCAGCCACACAACCTAGCAGCCACTTCTTCATCAGCATCTCTTTGAGCGGCTCGTTTGGACTCTTGATAGTGTCCAGGAACATCTGCAGCCTGGTCTTGCCATCCCAGGGCACACTCTCCATCCACTCCTTGACCGGATTGTACTCCCTGGCCAGCAGCTTCAGATTAAACCGTACCCTTTCATGAGGGATGCCCATCTTGATACACCGATCCTCGATCTCAATGATCGCCGCATCATCCTTCAGGTCAGCGATAAACTTCTGGTGAGGGATCTCAATCTCTATGGCTTTCTTTATGACGTTGTAGTCCACCTGGATCTGATTAGTAACCAGGACGCCACGGTGATTGTCTTTGGTATGCAAGAAGCGCCCATTGCTGTTGCGCTCAAAGTCATACTCCTGGGGAATCGAAACCTCCTGCAGCGCCGGCATAACCTCACCCTGCAGCAGCTCTTTATGATCGTTGTAATCACCCTTGGACTGCGG